GAAATAATCGGTGCTTTCTTTATGCTCGGAGAAATCCGGGCTTTTTTTAGGCCTGATTGGGGAAGGAAGGTGAGGGGAGTGGCATCTAGGATACAGGGCATCACGGTGGAGATCGGCGGCGATACCACGAAACTTACCACCGCCTTAAAATCAGTCAATACTGACATCCGCACCACGCAGTCACAGCTACGGGATGTGAACAACCTCCTGAAACTGGACCCCGGCAACACGGAACTTTTGGCACAGAAGCACCGGCTCCTTGCGGAAGCGGTGCGGGAGACGAAGGAAAAGCTGGAAACTCTGAAAACCGCTGCACAGCAGGCAAACGAGGCGCTGGCAAAGGGGGAGATCACCCAGGAGCAGTACGATGGTTTGCAGAGGGAGATCATTGAGACCGAGGAAAGGCTGAAAAGTCTCGAAGAACAGGCGAACCAGTCGGCGGTGGCGGTGCAGAAGATTGCCGCCGTGGGCGAGGATTTGAAGAACCTTGGGGATAAGATTTCCGGGGTGGGGACTACCCTTACCAAAACCGTGACCACTCCCATTGTGGGGCTTGGCACAATGGCGGTCAAGACGGCGGCAGACTTCGATACCGCCATGAGCCAGGTCGGGGCGGTGTCCGGGGCAACGGGGAAAGACCTTGATGCCCTCCGGGATAAGGCAAGGGAGATGGGCAGCAGGACCAAGTTCTCCGCATCCGAAGCCGCGGAAGCCATGAACTACATGGCAATGGCGGGATGGAAAACTTCAGATATGCTCTCCGGCATCGAGGGCATCATGAACCTTGCCGCCGCCTCCGGGGAGGACCTGGCAAGCACCTCTGACATTGTGACGGATGCATTGACCGCTTTCGGTCTGACCGCAGCGGATTCCGGGCATTTTGCGGATATCCTTGCGGCGGCATCCAGTAATGCCAACACCAACGTCTCCATGATGGGCGAGACCTTCAAATACTGTGCGCCCATTGCCGGGGCTTTGGGATTTTCTGCGGAGGATACCGCAGAGGCAATCGGTCTGATGGGCAATGCGGGCATTAAGTCCACCCAGGCCGGTACTGCGCTCCGTACCATCATGAGCAACCTTTCCGGGGAAGTGAAGATTTGCGGTTCGAGCATCGGGGAAGTGACCATTGCCACCACCAATGCGGACGGGAGCATGAGGGATTTGAGCGCCATCCTCGCTGATTGCCGAACGGCTTTCGGAGGTTTGTCAGAGTCTGAAAAGGCAGCGGCGGCAGAGGCGCTTGTGGGCAAGAATGCCATGTCAGGATTCCTTGCTCTTATGAACGCTGCCCCTGCGGATATCGAGAAGGTGAGCAGCGCCATAGCGAACTGTGACGGGAAGTCTGCGGAGATGGCGGCGACCATGCAGGATAACCTTGCCGGGCAGCTTACCATCCTAAAGAGCCAGCTTGAAGAACTGGCCATTTCTTTCGGTGAAATCCTCATGCCCGCCATCCGTCAGATCGTCACATGGGTGCAGGGATTCGTTGACAAGCTGAACGGCATGGATGAGGGGACGAAGAACACCATTGTCACCATTGGCCTGCTTGCGGCGACCATCGGCCCCGTGCTTATTGTGATAGGGAAAGTGGTCTCTGCGGTGGGAAGCATTATGACGTTTATTCCAACGCTGATCGGCGGCATTTCCAGTATCGGCGGAGGGCTGAGTGCGCTGTGGGGCATCCTTGCGGCGAACCCGGTTACGCTGGTCATTGCGGCAATCGCGGCTCTGATAGCCATCTTCGTGGCGCTGTGGAATAATTGCGAGGGCTTCCGGGAGTTCTGGATCAATCTATGGAATGTGATAAAAGAAGCGGCTGTTGCGGTATGGAATGGTCTGAAAGACTTCTTCTCCAACATCTGGAACGCCATCACCGGGGCGGCACAGTCCATCTGGAACGGACTAAAGGACTTTTTCAGCGGGCTGTGGGAGGGCATCAAGAATATTTTCCAGACTGTGCTTGATGTGATAAAGACGCTGATTGTGGCGCGGTTCGAGTTCTATAAGCTGATCATCACAACCGTGCTGAATGTGATACAGACGGTGGTCTCCACGGTTTGGAATGCTATCAAATCCGTGATCGAGACTGTGACAAATGCCATCGGCTCTTTCCTTTCCTCCGCATGGGAGGCGATAAGGAATACCGTCACCACGGTAATGGAGGCAATCCAAAACGTCATTACCACGGTATGGGAAGCGATTAAATCCGCAGTAACGGCGGTGCTTTCCGCCATTAAGGATGTGGTGGTCTCTGCGTGGGAGGCGATCAAGAGCGCCATCACCACGGCAATGGAGGCGATACGCTCTGCGGTCATTGCCGCATGGGAAGCCATAAAGAGTGCGGTTTCCTCTGCGATTGAAGCAATAAAAAATGTGGCTGTGGCGGCATGGGAGGCCATCAAGTCAGCGGTCATTTCCATTATGGAGGCGATTAAAAGCACCATTACCGCAGCGTGGGAAGCGATAAAATCCGCAGTAAGCTCCGTGGTCAATGCGATAAAGGAAGTCATCACCAGTGTGTGGAATGCCATCAAGTCCACGGTCACAGGCATTGTGGGCGGCTTAAAAGATGCAGTGGTAAATGTATTCAACAGCCTGCTCTCCGGCATCAAGAATGCCATGAGCGGTATAGCGGGTGCGGTCAAGAGCGGATTCGATGCGGCGATTAATTTTATCAAGAGCCTGCCCTCACAGGCATTGCAGTGGGGCAAGGATATCATTGGCGGTCTGATAGACGGTATCAAATCAAAGATCAGCGGCCTTGTGGACAGCGTGAAGGACATCGCGGGAACCATTGCGTCCTTCCTGCATTTCTCCGAGCCGGACGAGGGGCCGCTTTCCAACTTCCACACCTTTATGCCGGATATGATCGATTTACTCGGCAAAGGCATCCGTGGGAATTTAGGGAAGCTGACCGGTCCCATGAAGGAACTGGCAGGTACACTCATTCCTGCCACAGATTCCATGACGGCGGGGGCGCAGGCGGCAGGCGG